TGTGTAGGAGGGGAAGCTCCCGTTGTCCCGAAGGAACCCCTGAAGAAGGAACTTACCTGCAGCATCTGCAGAGATGTCCTCTGCTGCCATAGCCACACACCGACTCGTTGCCGCGGCCGTCGCTACGGCCTTCCACATTTTAGAATCGGCAGCCTTAAAGTACACAACCTCACCACGAACAAGCGCCTCGCCTGCAGTGAATGACGCTGTAATACCAGAGGCGTTCTCATCAGCAATGCCAGAGTTGATGTCTACTGTGCCCGCTGTCACGGAGCCTGTAGTAGCGATAGTGCTGCTACCCACGTCGATGTTTCCAAAGCCAGAGGTAATGCTTCCGCTGTTGATCGCCCCAGTTGCAGTCACCTGGTCAAGAACAAAGTCGAGAGTGTTGTCAGCATCATCATACGAAACTGTGATTCCAGTCTCAGTGTTAGAGCCAACCATCGCACCAACAGTGTCGGCAATGTACTCATTCAGAGCTGTACCATCTACTGTGATTGCATCAGCCTCCATCGTCCCGTCAATGTCGCAATCGCCACTAATGTCTAACGATGCAGCAACGACTGCTCCCGATGATGTAATCGCACCCGTGACCTCCAACGGCTTGTTCATCTCCCACTGTGTTCCAGTGTGATCGTACAGGATGGTTGCACTTGCGCCATCAACAGAGATTCCAGCCCCGTCTGCAGCCGAAGAATCCGCAGCTCCGGAAGCAATGACCACCACCTTGTCATCCACTGTAAGTGTAGTGGAGTTGATGGTAGTCGTTGTTCCATTCACCGTCAGGTCACCGGCCAACGTGACAGCTTGGGTGTCGTCAATAGTAATCGCAGCTGTCAGTGCGGATCCGTTGTGGGTAGACAGTACAAGCTTCCCTTTGGTGTCGTCGGCGCTGCCACTGTGAGATGCCTCAATCTGACCAAGCGTTGTATCTGAGTGGTCCTCAAAGATGAGCTTGGATTCACAACCACCAGCTGTGTTCTCAGCTGTAGAGTTCTTCAGTGTGATGTAGGGAGTAGTACCTTCCAGCTGGAGTTGTGTTCCAGGTGTTTCTGTACCCAAGCCCACCATGCTGTTTGAAACGACGAGGTCAGTGTCAGCACCAGATCGAATGTGGCACTTAACCGCTGTCGTGTTGACCCTGCCGAGGCGAACACTGTCGGCGCCATCGGTTCCGATTTTAATGTTGCCGCTGGCCCGCACATCGAGTGAGCCAGTGGTCTTAATGTGCGCTGTGGTGATGGCGGTGGGACTAAGCTGAATGTCTCCGTCAATCTCAAGGCTATCGGAAGGATCCTCCATCCCGATGCCGACCTTCCCATTAGAAACAACGAGGTCAGTGTCTGAACCAGAACGAATATGGACCTTCGCCGCGCTGGTGTTGGTGCGACCGATACGTACACTATCGGCGCCATCAGTTCCCAGCTTTATGTTGTTATTTGCGCGTATATCAAGCGACCCGGCGGTATATACGTGGCTGGTGGAGATGGATGTCGGCTGAAAATACAGGTCCCCATCCACACCCAGTGTGCCCAGCGGGTTATTGGTATTGATACCGACCTTGTCTCCGGCATCGTCAACGACCAGGGTGATTCCGTCGACCTTGAGGCCCGTAAGCGTGGGGGCTCCTGAGAACCCCGTAATGTCTGGTTTCTTGAATGCCATTAGAGCTCTCCTGGCCAGAAGTCGATAGCGTAATCGATTACATTATCGCTACCAGCATTGGGCGCATGCTTGAGGTAAAGGGTTGGAGTGCTGTCGACGGTCTCCGCAACAAAAGAGATGGGAGCTCCAGGAATCTCATCAACGTGGGCAGCAGCTGTTGTGCTGGCGATCTCTTTGATTAGGTCTGTCGCCGAGCTGTCAGTTGTAATGACGGGCGAGATAGTAGACCCAGTACCAGAGACCAGCACAGCATGCACCCGGGCAATGTATCCACGTGTTGGAACGTTCGACAACGTTGTGATTGTTGAGGACCCAACGGAAGAGACCCGACCGGTAACCCGCTGGAAAGGGCGTTTAATGTACGTTGCCATGATGGACTCCTATTCGATGTTAGCACGCATTTCGATTCTCTTGCGCCGTAGTTCCTGCTCAGCCGATCGCTCACGCTGACCTTCGGTGAAAGTATAACCCCTGGCGGCAGATATAAGTTTGAGGATGTCGCCTTTTCTGCCCATCTGATTCAACATGGGCGTGCCTTCCCATGCTTTGAGGACATCGTCAAGAGAACGAATATACGCAGTGTAGAACCCCCGCCCCACCATACCGGCAGGCAAGTAGTGCGCCTCTCCAGCTGCGGGGCCTGTGCCCCATTTGGCTTTTTCACCGTCTGTGTACAGCCCCGTTTCGCGGAGCATGTTTGCCAATGTTTTCGATATTCTTGGACCCCTGTCACCACCAGACGCCATTCCCTTTACCGCGACACCCAATACAGGAGCTCTCTCCAGATCCCAGTAATCGCCCACCCATGACATCACTTCGTCTGCGTCGATGTCGTCGTCTTGCAGTGCCATACCCATTCCAGCCATCAACAGCGACACATGAGCCATGTGCTCCATGGCTCCGTGTAGCGTGTCTTCTGAAAGTACCAGCGCAAGGTGCGACTTGCTTCCCGACTGGTTTGCAAAGTACCGGCGCATCGCAGGGTCAGACATATCGGGCGTAAAACCAACAGATGGTCTGCGGCTAATGTACCCACGGTAAGACGACTCATCAGGCCGTGGTGGAGTCCCGCGAGATATAGCCTGCATGCCTGCGGCCTGCCGAAACTTCCGAATGTCTCCTTGTGCGGTCAGCTCCTTGAACCTGCCAGACTCGTACAGTGTCATGCTGTTACTTACTATTGCCCGGACCCCTTCTTCAATCCCGTCTGGGATCTTACCGTCGTAGTGTTCATCAATCGCAAGCTTTAGGGTGAAGTAGTCGGAGCGTATGGGTTCAGGTAGCGCATCAACCTGGACACCGTACCGGTCTGTCCTTGATTCATACAGCTCCTTAGTCGCAATGTCTGCGCCTTCTTGAGTTGCCCGGCGGATTATCGACATCCGGTACGCGCCTTCTGGCGACATCAATCGGTTGAATATCTGTCGCGTGGCGTTCTTCTTGTATGCCCAAAAGGGTTCTACCGAAGTGAGTAAGAGGCCCATCGCTTTACTTGAGGACTCTTCTTTGGCGATGCTTGTTGCGTAATCATAGTACGCCTTGTTCACCAACCGCATCGCATCACGCGGTTCCATCCCACGTTCCAAGAGCGTCACAGCCGCGCCGTAGCGCTCACGAACAGAGATGGATTCAGCCATGTCGTTGATAAGCTTAGGGTCAACTGGCCCCATGCCCATTGCTCCGCGCCTTGTCATAATGATCTGGCGGAGCTCTGTGTTATCAAATGAAGAAGCTGCCCCTTCTTGCACAAAGATACTTCGTAAAACCTTCGCAGTGTACGTCTTGTCTCCGACCATGATCACATCATCGGTTCCATCCAGTATCTTATTGACTTCAATCCGGGTTCCGCCAGCTGCGAACAACTTATTAAGTCCACTGGCTAAACGATCGCCACCAGCTTGGAGAACATCACGGGCCTTCTCGCCACCTGGCTTGTACACACCACTAAGTATGTTTTCAAAACCCGGTATTGTTGTGAGCTCAATCAAGCCCTGACGGGCAGTTGTAACCAGGGCCGGGGCCATTCCTGTCTCGAATGCAAGCTGGCTAAACCGATCCATCGTATTCTGATGGTAGTACTTCGGCCTCGACACAATGTTGCCACGTGTAATAGCAGCCTTTGTAAACTGAACCGCTTCTTGAACCCCTTTGTATGCAGTTCCTGGTTGGTCTTTTCCGACACGACCACGGGAAAGAACACGGTCCAAGCTTTCCATCAATCGTTGACGAGCTGCTAAAGGAATGTACGTATCGGTACCGGCGACGTCAGTCATAATCTTAAACGAGGCCCCAAAGCCTGCTTCTTCTGCCAGACGCAGAGCCTCGGCCCTTAGATTCGGATCCTCGATCGCTTTGCCTTGAAGGAGGTCCGCGTACGCCCCCTGAAGTTTATCAGGGACGGCCACCCTAGACGCTGTCCAACCTCTAAATACTTCGTCAACGTTACCCAGTACGCCAATAGCTTGTGCTACCGCATCACGGGCGCCCTTGGTTTTCCTTCCATACAGCGCATCGACCTTTCTGAGTATCTCTTCTACAGCCTGCCGTGATCCGCCAGTGTATGCCCCATCGGCTCGTTCTGTGACCTTGCTGTAATACAGAAGCGCCTCTGTAAGTTCAAGCTCTGGAGGATTCAACACGTTGGTACTAGCATCGCCCGGTTGCCGGCCAGTTACGTGGTAGACCTCTTTAAGGAACTCGTCGCCTGCCCAGAACTCTTGAAGATCCCGAGCTATCGCGGTTCGCTCTTCTGCTGGTAGGTCAATGGCCCAGTTGCGTCCTTCTGTTGAGAACCGCTCAAGCGTAGTACGCAGACGTTCTGCCTGCATGGGCTCCAGGCGGTGGAACTTTTTGTCCATTCTGCGCTGCATTAGTTGTACAAAATCAACGCCCGAAGTCTGAACTCGCTGACCGTTCTCAAACTTGACCCGAGCTCCCGTTAGGTAATCGAGTTTGTTTGCTTCGTTGCCTTCACGAATCAAAGCGTTGAAGTCGCTTGCACTTTGATCAATAAACCGAATGCCTGCCTTCGTTCGTTTAACAAACTCGGGTGCCAACTTGCGAAGATCCTTGTCAGCATCAAGACCAAACGCCAATGACTTCACAACCTTTGGTACGCTTGTGACGGCTCGAAGCGTAAGCGCCGCCCCAGGGGTGAGCTGTCGGTCCTTTGCTCCAAACTTTGCTATGCCCTCTACGGCCCGCTCAAGGGACTCCACTGGTGTCTCACCCACGGGCATGTCACCACGCTCTGCAAGCCCTGGGCCTGCGAGCCCAACACGTGGCTTAGACGCAAGCTCCAGCTGGTCCTGTATCTCTGCCAACTCATTGGCCGTGATAGACCGTTTCGGTCCTCGCCGTAGCTCAGCTGTAACGTTCCGAAGTTGTCTATTCAGGGACTCTAAGTCTTGTGGACTTGCACCCATATTAGTAGCGTTGGCAATGGTTTCGTTGAGCTCGTCCGCTTCTTTACGAAGTGCCCGGATGGTTGCAGCATCTGGGATAAGCGCCGAGCCCTTGCTTGTAATCTCTTCCTGCAGGGCATCCGCATCAACCCGGGTGTTGGGAATGTTCAACGACGCTACGTCAGCCTGTATCGAGTCAACAGCCCGCTGGGTTTCCGTACCCTGGCGCACACCAAACAACTCTGACTGCGAGCCTTCAGCCGCCTTGCCTCGTACGTTTCTGCGGAGTGCCCCAAGTGTGTTCTTATACGCCTCTGTTCGAATCTCTACGTTGCGATCGATAGCAGCAAGAGCGTCTTCGACAACATTAAGCTCTTCGCGAATCTTCCTAAAGTCGTCTTCTGGTATCCCTTCGGGCCCGATAGCTACGCTTCTCCGGAGCTTGTCTCTCCTTAGAAGCAGCTCCTGGTACGGTTTGCCAAGACCAAACACTTCCCGGAAGTCTTGGAACTGGACCCTTTCCGCTTCCGTTTCTCTTCTTCGAAACGCAGGGTTCATCGTTACTAGTCGGGGGACTGGAAGTCCATACTCATCAAGCTGCTTCGCCAGTGCTTTGTCAGCAATCTTAAACTGATCACCGGCATCCAAGTCACGCGATGCAATCAAACTTTCTTCAATGTTTACCGCATCACGAAACGCCCCGGCCTTGTCGCGGAGCTCGGCCTCAGCCTTCTCAACATTAGTTAACAAGCGAACAGCCTCGGCCCGGTCTGCGTCATTACCTGTACGAATCTTCTGAGAAGCCTCGGATATGTCTGACACGATAGACTCAGCTCTTCCAACCGTAGGCTGTGCCCGAGCAAATCGAGTTGCAAGTTTGGCGCCTCTGTACAGTGGCCCGCCCGCAAGCGTGGCGTCTGGCGTAAACAGGGTCGCAGAGATTCCCAGCCGCTTTAGCAGTACAGTAAACCTTGGGTTATTTTTGGCCCAGTCTTGGTTCACAGAGATTGCATCTGTGGCATCAAGAGCGATCTTGCCCTCTCTGATGCCTGCAATAGCAGCCCGGGTCAGGTCTTCACCATACTTTCCTTCCGACAGTCCGATTGTAAATCCAGAAAGAGCACCACCAACCGAATCAGCGACCCGGAAAAAGTACGCCACCCTGCCCTCAGCCCGGGGTGTGATAGTCTGGCCTCTCTGGTTGAAGCCTACAATCTCAACCTGTGGCTTCAGTGCATCTTGGAGCTCTTCCTGCCACGTCATCTTTTTTGGGTCAAGAGTCTCTGGCATTCTAACCATACCAGGAGGCCAGTCCCCCACCACTACTTTGGCGGACGCCACTCGATGCGCTTTCTTTAGTGCCTCTTCAGTAGAGTACCCCCTACGATCACGGAGCCGGCGAGCAAGAGTAAGTATGGCCGATTGCCAGCCCAAATCTGCAGGGTCAACCGCATCTAGTATGGGAACAAGGTCTGGGTCAGTCTCAAACTGTTTAATGAGAAGCTCTGCAAGAGCATAGCCTCGCGTACCTGGTCGAGCTTTCTCGTCGTCGGCGCGATAGATGATTCCCTCTTTCGCTGCCTTCTTAGCTTCTTCAACCCGCGCCCCACTTCTCGGCTTAGATGTCAGTGGTCCTGCTGCTGCAAACCCCGTCTGTGGACCATACACTGAAGCAAGCTGCCGACGGCCTGTAGGCGTAAGGCTTCGTCCTTCAGGCTCCTTCAACAGTTCAGAAACCCCAGGGCCCTGCACCCGGGGAGCGGGAACGGGCGAAGGTGCAGGTGACTTTCTACCCGGCGCAGGAACAGTCGAAGACTTGCCGGAAGCCTCCCTCGCCCGAACCCTGGGACTAATAGCCCCTACCGGTTGCTTAGCTGGTGTCGAGATAGTTGGCTGCCTACGAGCTGCAAACTCTTTGCTCTGTTGCTCTGCCAGTTGCTCCTGCGTACGTGGAATGCCTATGAGCTTACGCATCTCTGCATCAGACAAACCTTTGAGTTGGTCCAGTGTGTAGCTTTTACCACCAAGCTTAAATGTCTCGAAAGACTCAGCCATTACCTACGAGCCTCTCGGAGTGCTTTGCGACGAGCTCGCCGACGGGCTCTAAACAGTTTCCCTGCTTCCTTACTTCCCGGTTCTACCTTGCCCTCGGCCCCAGCTGGGATCCCGCCAAGCAGATTACGCTCGCTACGCGGCACGGGTACAGCCCGGGCGTCGGTAGCAGTCGGTACGTCGCTACTCGCTGCAGGAGCGTCCAGCATAGCATCTAATGCTTCGGACTCAGTCAGTAGCGCTTCACGTCGTCGGTCGCGCTTAGACTTGCGTGGCTCTGCTTTAGTCACAGGCTCTTCCTCTGGTGGCTCCGCAACGGCATCGTCAGCTTCGGGCAGCTCTGTTTCTACAGGGTCCTGCATCTCACCCTTTCGCACTAGGTCTCTGTATGCGCCCTCTGCCCGGAGTTTATCAAGCGCCCCACGAGACTCTCTGATCGCCTTGCCAATGCCAAACTCAGGCTTGGGCTTAACGACGTTGACATTCTTGATGTCTTCCTTTGTGACGTACACCTCGCCGCCGCTTGTCGAGATGCGGTAGCTTCCCGTTTGATCGGAAGCCTGCGCCGGCAGCGTCTTTCCGAGGATAACCTCCCCATCGTTCTTTACTAAGCGAACAAGGTCACGCGCCCCCCGACGAGCAATCAGCGGCCCCTTCATCCCGGGGTCAGGGCGTTTGGCCCGTTGCTTTTTGAAGACCTCGTACGCAACCATCAGGTCTTTACCTGGGACAAACGACTTGACGTCTATTACCTTACCCTCTTCGTTTCGTACAACCTCTGCGTTCCCAACAACAAAGTTGTTTTCGTTTGCCCACTCTTGGAAACCCTTCTTTGAAAGCAAGTTTGCAAACGCACTTCTGTGGGTGCTTCCTTTGTCGAGGACAGTCTCCCAAAGGTAGTCGGTACGTGCCCGGAGTTTCTGTACCTCTGGGTCCGCGTCCATCGCTTTGCGAACACGTTGCTGGATTTCATCGCTCTGGAATCCATCAAGCTCTACAGGCTCACGCTCGATTGCCTGCTGAATAAAGTTTGTAGCTTCGTTTTTACGGCCTGCGATGATCGCCTTTTGGGCGTTCATTATGTCGTCGGCCTCTGCCGATAGCCGCATCTTGAAGTTGTTGTGATTGGTCTCCTGTCTCTGGGCCGATTCAACCAGTTTGTTGTACTGATCGTTGGTGTACTGGCTGTGTCTTTCAGGATCAAATGTTCCGATTGAGTTATCAAGGTGTTCTAAAATAATGTAGTTTTCAGGCGATGCTGTAATGAGAAACCCGGGGTCATCAATAGCCGTGCCCAGCATTGCTTCCCAGCCTGCTTTTGTACCGTCGCCTCCCTGGAACTGGTTCCTTTCTGCAGCTTGAATCGCTGCGTTAGCCCTATCATACGCAGAGACTGATAGCCTGCTCTGTAGTCGTGTGAGATTGTCTCGAATGTTGTTGTTTTGACGAACAAACCCTTCAAGCACAGCTTCGGTTAGATTGCCTTGGTTTTGCAGCATCTGCTTCTGAAGCGATGCCACGTCAGCACGGGTGCGTGTCTCTAAGCGCAGCATCGCACCCAGGTACTCTTGCTCTGATTCTGTTAGCCTAGCCTCTTTGTCTTCGAGGACTTCTTCCATGCGAGCGATCTCACGGAGAGACCGGTGCTGCAGCTCAGGCTGACCCAGCTGGTTTTTGTATATAATCTGAAGATCGTCAAATTGTCCCATTGTTAGTCCTCTTCCGGTAGATCTTCCATTGAGTTAGCTAGATTGTTAATTTGATCCGGTGTATCAACTGACTGTTGCCTGCGAGGCATTGACCCCACGCTTTCGGCTGCAGCACTTGCGAATGGAGCAGCCACGCCCATGCCCTGCATGAAGCGCTCGCCTGCAGTTGGTACGTCGGCCTTCTCCATCAGCTCTCCGCGCTTCGCTGCCAACGCTGATCGGGCGGCACGCTCTGCCTGGGCGCCAGTAAGAGCTGCAGCCTCGGCCCGTGCGGCCATGTGAGCTTGTCGTCGCTGGTTTAGCAGCGTGGGGTTTACGCCAGAGGACTCCAGGCGGGCCATCTCGTCCATGAACTTCGTTGTGTCGCTGGTCTGCTGCCTGTTGAACTGCTGCCGGATACCTTGTGCTACGCCCTGGGTTGCCCGAGTGTCCTTGTACTTGGTGTCCAGTAGCTTCTGAGCCCTCTTTGCTTGCTTGCGCTGCTTAGCGGTAGCAAGTGTAGATACGGCACCGCCTAGGAGCGATGTTCCGACTGCTGCAAGTAGTGGTAATGCCATAACGGTCTCCTGATTTATTCGTCTTCTACTTCTCGAAGACCGGTGATGCTTTCTATTTCTCGAAGACCGGTGATGCTACTGCTTACGACGTGTACAAATTGAGTGGGGGGTGCAGCAAACGCAATGGCCCGTGCATTCCTTATTCCGAATGTAATCCGGTTGTTCAAATAGCTCGGTGAATAACGGTATCTGGCTGTCTTTTTCTGGCCCTCTCGGGCGGTCTTGAGATACACGCCTTCGTCTAAGATGCGAGTACTTGGATCCATTTTGATTCGAGCACTAAGCTCATGCCAGCCCTTCTTGACGTTTGTAGCCATGTAGTGGAAGTCTGTTTGTCTTGCGTTTCTAGACTCCGTGCTGACTTGGCTGCCGTGTTTTCGAACAGTGACCCCATCACTATCTTCTTCATCCTCTTCATGGTCTCGGTAAAAATAGGTCTGGGGAAAGTTCCTGTACGTAGCGGTAATGGGGTTGCCATTGTAGAAGGCCCTGTGTGCTATTATTGGTGACCTTGAGTTAAGTCGCAGTACAACCGTGTCGTCGTCCTCATCCTCTGGGAGGTGTTCTTCTAATCCCCAGGTGCGAGCCACGCTGTAGTGAAACGACCATTGAAACATGACAGCTGCGCAGTCGTACGGAAGATAGATACGAGTACTGCACCCAGGAATAGCAGCGTAATGCGCGAGTTCATCGTGCCGAGCTGACGCCGCAATGTTCTGCCCGCCTTCTGACCGGCCGAAGGCCTTGTTCCATAAGTCGAGTGTCTCCATCCCGTGTGTCTGTTCAGTGATGTGGGTCTCACCTGGCTGTATGTGGTGGGCTTTTATTTTTGCGTCGTCAGCTGTTCTATGAATCGTACCGCTGAATACCGCGTTGAAGTTTTCAGACGAGATATTACCGTTAGCCGCACCCATAATGCTGCGGGTAGGGGTGTGGGCGAACACGTTTTTGTTGTGCTCGTTAACCTCCAAAAGATCACCATCGTACATGTACATGTCTGTAATCTTTGCCATTAGTACCTCAACAACATGGCCGACATCGACCGGTTTCCGACTTCAACAATAGCATGCTCGGTACCGTATACCTTTTCGGGATCTGCGTACGCCAGTTTGCCCTTGGGGTGAACTGCACACGCAAGGTGCACTGACCTAAATTCTACCTCTGTTCCGTCGTGGTCAAGTGGTGGGTTGGTATTCCTCAGCCCCATCGGTCCGCGCCCTGCGAGCTGCGTCATGTCCACCACAAACATCATCGACGCATTGAATCGTTCTTTTTTGTTTTGGACTTTCTTCCAGTCTGTTCCGTCGCCTGCAGCTCTGTTGAAGTTCGTGTTGTTAAAGAACGCCCAAGAAAGTTCTGGACGCCACCGCTTGTGTCCAACTCCTCCCAGCCCTACCGCCCCATCGGCTCCATCTCGATCTTTAAAGGTGAAGTAAAGGCTAAAGCAGGCAAGTAAATCAGCATAATCTCGGTCGCCACCATGGAAATCAATGTCAATGACCTGTACGTCTGCAAAGACAACAAGAAAGCACCTACCGCTATGGGTATCAAAAGTGCCAAACTTCGGGTCATGTGTATAAATAGATGTATCTGCTGTATCAAGATCTGAAGCTGCTAAGCGAAGGCCCAAAATGGTTTGCTCTTTTTCGCCAGCTATGGACCAACCATCACCGCCGACTGCGTTTGGCCCTGGTAGCTTTGGTGGTAGCGCGATTGTTTCTCTGTTTGTGTACCCGATCCATGGTTCTCGTACTGTCATGATAGAAGGATCGCCCTGGAGGAACGATCTCCTAGCAAAGAGAACGGGACTAAGAAGGTGCCGGTGATTCAGTGCGCCCAGAGCTATGTTGTCCGCTGTGACATTGTTGTACTTTTCTTTAAGCCTCTCAAACCGAGCGGAAGTCTCGTCTGAAATCCTGTCCTCAGCTTCAAATACTTGGATCAGTGGAGAGCTAATAGCGTTCTTCTCAGCTGGCGGTAAGTCCGGTATATCAACCGCAAGAAGCTGCGAGTTGTACGTGACAAATCTGGCTTCCAGCGGTTGCCCTTTTGTGTAGTGATTAATCCCATCGCCGCCGCTGTTGGGCCTGTTTCGGTACGCTTGTCGCGCTACCAATTCAACAACATGCTCACCAGGACCGAGCTCGACAACACACCCCAGACGTACATTCGTAGCAGCTGGCGATATAGAGTGAGAGTCAATACCAACTGGGCTATTCCCTCGCTCGGAGTTCGTTTGATTTAACATCTCAAACGGAGACCCTCGCTCGTCTCGGTCCTTCCTGGCGGTGATAGTTTCCTCTATGATTCTGCCATCCACACGAATGGCAAATCGAACGCACGCAGTCCAACCACCAGAGTATGGGTTTCCTCCCAGCATCTCAGGAATCCAACCACCATACTCTCTTCTTGTAATATTGCCACCACTCCCCCTAAACCAAGCCGTTGCACTCGGCGCCCTTCCAATAGGCTGGTCGTCTGGCAACCAAAACATTTGAACGCAAGCGTTAATCCATACTCGACTTACGCCCGTAGTGAACGTGGTCTTCATTGGATTGCTTGAAGTCTCTTCAGTCGGCCCGTCCCCCACGGTGTGCCACTTCCCGTCGGTCGGAATGCACCATGTGTACCCACTGCTGCCGGCGCCCGTTCCCGTCACCCTGGGAAGGCAGCTGTGCCCCACCTCCCCGTCCATTACACCTACTGGTATGTCTGGGTTCATTTGATTTATGGCAAAGTGTGGCGTCTGAAGAGCACCTGGAGCCAGTGGCGCGGCATCGTCCACAAAGCCAAGCTTTAGGTTGTGCTCATTTAGCCCGGAGTCTATCAGCTCCGCTGCTGGCATTATGTCCGCATTCAACCCATCTGGCTCTACAACATCAGACGGCTGTAGTTTTCTCTTTGGGAATATGTAACTCATAGATCTAACCCGTCTGGTATGCGGCCCATGGGTGTGCCGGTTCCAGCTGTTGAAATGTCAAACGCGAAAGCCTGTAAGTGTGGTCTGTTTTTCACCTTAGCAGATATCTGAAACGCCCATGTTGTTACGCCTTTAAGATCCGGAGCAACCTTTCTCCAAAACAGGCGGCGAGCCCGGACTTTGTCATCTGTGTCGCCTATCGGAATGGAAGCAGCTCTTATCGGTGCGTCCTCACCAGTGCCCAATCCGTGGATCTTATGCTCAGATACGGGCGTCCAGCTGCCGTTTTTGTAGAACGTTATTGTGTAGTTACCATGCAGCTTTCGGGCAGAGGTATCCGGATCTAATCCGTATCCGTGACCGTCGTCGTCTACCTCAACGTCTATCGTTTTGCCCTCTGAGTCCAGCATAGCAATGTACAGCATACGTACATTTACCGGGGTAAGGGCAGCTTCATCGGCGCGGATCCATGCTGATCTGTATATCGCTTCAGGGCTGTCTACTTTTGCAGATAAGTCTTGGTTGCCGTATCGCTCACGATCAAAGACAACGATGTCGTGACCAGCTGATGCTACGTCCTTTACGGGACTGTCTTGGACAGTATTGTCGTACACATAGCGAGGCATCGCCGCAGGCGAGGACGTGGGATTGGCGCTCTTAAACATGGGCGTAGCAGCAATCAAGGTAAGGTTTCTACTGTCATCCGTTGTACAGATCGCCGACATATCCCAGTTCAAGTCTATTCTTCGCCAGCCAAGCTCACCAAATGAAAGCATAAGGTCGTTGTATGCTGAGCCTGTTGTAGTAACGATGCAGCGATACTCTCCTGTTTCAGGATCAATCACGGCCTGTGCTTGAAGAGCTCTCGCTTTACTCAGTTCGTTGCGTATTGTTTCTGATATTGGCTCTGAGATGGATACAATTTTATTTGCACTCATCCTCACAAACCCGTCCGTGCTTAGCCAAATCAAGGAGCCATCCTTGTAGGCTTTGATGGTACCTGGAGCCACACAGCCCACGCCCGTGCTTATTGGCGTAAACAAGATGCCCTCGGGCCTAATCTCCAGGTGGTACACACTGGTACGAGTGAAGGCGTACAGCCCGCCGGCGCTTGAATAGAGGCCTGTGATCTCAGCTCCGCCTGTGTCTGGCATTGCGTACATGTGGCTTTCAAACGTACCTGGAAACCCTGGTTCCGATACTCGAAGCCCGCCGGGTTCACCTGGGAAGTTGGCTATGACTAAGCGCCCTTGGTATGCGGCAGCAATCTTAAACACTGGTACAGGTACGTACTCTTTCGCCTCGGGCCCAAGCTCCGCGTCTGGTGTGTTGTCGGGGTACAGAACCGGCGACGTTCCAGGGATTCGCGCCAGTCTGAAAGGCTTTGCAGATATCCGCTTTACATCCGGTGTTCTGTATATGTGAACGGCTACCGTATTTTCTGGAGCTTGAGAGTTCGTTTTAACAAGGAGCTGCCGCTTAATGTCCTCAATAAAGACACCAAGGTTTGGATACGTCCGCTCATTGAAGATGCGAACCCCGTTGCTTTTGGCAGAGATTGGACTCAAGTTTCCAAATGAATCCTCGTACTGTACATAGTAGTAATACCTGGACGCCATCAGGCGATCAACGATTCCAGCGTACTGCACGTTGTCGGATACATCGCTTCGCGTAACTACGTCGGTAGTAGTATCTTTTAGATTAACCATCGACGATGAAGCGATAGCATCTGAAGACGTTCCTACGCGGCCGTAGACAGAGTATCCATCTTGATTGGGAGACCTACGCAGTTTGTTTCCTACATGAACCTTTGTCGGCCCCAGTGCGTCAGGAGCTGATGGTGTCTCTTGGAAACCAAGCGGAAGAACTGCACCCGTTGCCGTTATGACCTGTGCCCTATCTCTTCCGTTTGACCAGATGATTCGGTTGTTAATGACAACAAACTGGTCTGGGTACGAAGGCCGGTCATCATTTGAAAAGCCTTTTTTTAAGAGCTCCCAGTTGCGCATCCAGCCAGCGTGCCGGTAAAGCTTCGACCCACTTCTAACAATAAGCATGTCTGACATGCCATTATCCAAGCCTGCGTGGAAAAGACCTCGCGTGTTCTTAGACATCTTGTTCGCAGCGAACTCATTGATCTCGTACTTACAGCCAGCTCGAACAGCCCGAAGGGTTTGCTCTTCTGTGACCACGTAGTTCTTGATCTTGTTTGCCAAGTACCCAGGCGCATAGATGCGTTGTGCCTCGCCTGGAGGCACTTTCGTTATGATCTGCGTCTGGTCCCTTGGTCCTGCCACTTCATGCGCTTCCGTTTGCTACAGCCTGCATGCGCTTCCGCTTGCTGGGTGGCGTGGTCGAGCTCTTCTCAACTTTCGGAGCCCAGTCGTACTTGTCTCTGACTTCGTTGCCTGTGCCCAAGAATACGTGGCCTTCGCTGGTGGTCAGTAGCAGCGCCTTCCATACATCCTTGTAAGACTGCACGGACACAACGCGAGCTTCTTCGTACCAGTCGTTTGCGGTAGTGTGAAAGAATACGTCACCAATGCTTGGTTTCTTTAGTTTTGTTCCCATTATACTTCTTCAAACCTCTTCAGATTCCAGTCACGGGTGCCTGCTTCGTCCCATGTGGCTGGCATTACATTTCCAGACGGTGATGCGTGTTGAGCTCTTACAGACTTAATCTCAACCGCGTAGTTTCCAAGATGGACCTGAGCAGCCGCCTGGTCTGCTCCATCCATTAGTGAAAGGTAGTACAAAACAATCTCGACCAAAGCGCTCTCTGCATCTGGCTCAACCATCGGATGGCCGCCTCCAGCTGTAGATGGATCTGTGCTCTGGTTTGGAAGTGCCTCTGGTAGTCTCAGTACCCTAAAATCTACCCGAAAGTCCTTGTCCTGGTGGGGGTACAAACTCCAAGCCCGATAGACTTGGTTCTCGGAAAGCGGGTGACTTAGATCTGGAACGCTACTGTCAAGACCACCAACTGAAGTGCTTCCGGTCCAGTCATACGTGGGCGGCGTCATCGAAGTTGTCGGTGGATCGATATCTGCAATCGGGTAGAACTGCTCATCAATCGGCCAACTGCCCATCGCATCGTCATCAACTGTTCCTACACGTGCAGCGTATAGGCGTATCTTTAGCCCTGTGCGGCCCTGTCTAAGCGATGAAGCCTCCCCGAAGTTGTACATGCGGTCAACGTCAGCAAACGTAATCCTGGGCGGCGCAGACGTGACTTCAAACGCTGTGCTGGTAGGGGAAGGCGGGCTTTCAATAATCGGCTGAAGAAGGCCTCCTGGTGACCTGCGGGGCTTGCCTTCCTTCTCCGATGCTACGCCCCATACGTACGTGTACCGGAACTTAAAGCGTCCCTTTGCTACAGCTCCGCCTGCCCAGTCACCTGTGCCGTTGCTGAGCTCGGGTCTCGACCGCGGCCCGGGGAGTTTTTCAACGCTCCCTTGGTACGCGGAGTTGGGCGTGCCCTTGTTCTCGCCACGAAAATCGCGGAGACTCAGTCGGTCAACAAGTCCAACATCCAGCCGTTGCAGCTGGTCGTTCTCATACTCTGAGTCCCAAGCTGCTGCGTCAACGACTCGGATATAGTCGGACTTCAGAAAAATGTTGGGTTGGTAAATCCGAAACGAGCGGAGAGCGTTGGTATTAAAGAAGTGCGGTCGGTCCAATGAAACGTAGTAGTTTTGAGGATCGCCTGGGTTCAGAGACTCCGAGTTTTCCCAGAACTCTCTGCATCGGAAACGGTGCACGATGTTGTCCGTATCCGTAACCTCGATGTGCATAAGGCCGTCCCAAGTACCGTTGACCTGTGGCCTCCAGGTTGCCGTAGAGGACGAGTGCAGGATGGTTCCCGCAGCATCCTTAAACTCAAGCACCCACTTGTCGGTGGTCTGAGTAATGTACGCTTTGGTATCAGCGGTGGTCTGGTCCTTGAAGACATGGTGAGTCTCAACAGTTGGAACCAAGACCTCGGGTACGTCCTTCGACATCTTGCGGTAAGCAAGGTTTATCGCACGGTTAAGCCGTAGATTAAACGAGTCGGTAGACGATCCCCAAGAACGGAGGTCCAGTACAAGTGAACGAAGTTCAGATAGATTCATACTGGACCCCCGATAGTTGGCCTACAGCACGTCGATGTAAGCAGTAGAAGTACCGCTTGCTGTGTCGGTGAGCGCGGTTCCAATCTGCTTTCCGGTCGTCGTTTCTGTGGCGGTAGCGGTAGCCGCTGTGCCCGCAGAGCTTGATCCGTTAGTAGCCAAGAACCGGCTTGACGAAACATCCACACTTGCAGTTTTGACGGTCCCGATTCCCTTGCAGAGAATCCAGCCGTACTCACTTCGCAGGATAGCGGACTGAGCTACGCCCAATACGTCCATGCGAAGTGTGCCGTCAGCTGCTGAGCGGGTTCCATCCCACGCCATGCCTTTACCAGCGGCGTGAGTCGGAGAGCCACCGGCAGCAACGCGCTCAATAACGTCACCAGCAGCCCAATCGGTGCTGTCATCGTCATTGTAGACGTAGACGTAGGTAACTGGACCTCCCTCTCCATCGACAGTCTGCAAAGAACCGAGATCGACCTCTTGTGTTGTTGAAGTATCGGTGACTGAGCCACCGTCAGTGAAAGATTTATACGCCATGATTCCTCCTAGGACGCTGTGCCAGTAACGACAGCTTGAGCAGGAAGCTTGGTGCAGATCGCGTTGCCTTGCATTGCAAACTTGGCAGACACGACATCTTGATCACCAATACGATCAGCGAATGGGCTGATGTTGGGCTTCTCAAGCCAAATCCATTCCCAGAAGTCTGTGTTCAGCATGTAGGTAACGCCACCAAGGGCATCGCCAGAGAACAGTGAGACATCCAAATCAGGATCATCGTACACTTCAGCCATTCCCAGAGTCAGAGACAAGAAGTTTGTCTTACCCTCGGTGCGGCCATCGATGAGCTCAAGGCGAACCTTTGATTCGCGCTCAGCCTCAAAGTTAGCAAAAGAAGCTGAATCCATCACGACCAGGTCGGGTCCGGAGTTTGGCTTTCCTGCGTAGTGTGCAGCCTTGCGGTATTGAGCACGGAGCTCCTTCATACCAGAAGCGCCGAATGATGAAACATCACCGCGCTGGTTGAAGTGGTATCCAGACTCGCTCTTGGCCACGTTGAACGTAGGAAGAACTTGGTCAGCTGGGTTCTCGTTAAGAGAGAGAACACCGTTCGTCACACCAGTACCGATACCACTTGTGTGAGTACCAGGAAGGCAGACAAAGCCCAAGAGTTCCGACGTGTCAAAGACAAGCCCGCGACTGGTTCCAGTCAGCATGAACTTGTTCATGTCGCCAGAGATACCTTCCATCGTAGCCTTCGGGTATGCATCAATCAGGCGGATGACAGCTGCCTTCCCCTTGTTGATGTTGAGGACCTTCTTTGGAATGGTAACCATTGCGACTGCGCGGTGGGTCTCCACCTGCAGCTTTTTGATTTGCTTGCGACGGACGTTAGTGAGCAGCTCGTCACCACTGTAGACACCAGTACCTTTGGCAGGTGCTCCAGCAGCAAAGTCACGCTCAATATACGTTCCGCCATCGTTGCTGACCCGCGCCTTCTTTTGCAGCTCGCGCCACATAGGAATGGAAGTCTCAAACGCATTGATGAGAGGTCCGCGTAGGTCGGCAAATGTAGTATTTAGGGTATCAAGATCGATAGCCATGTGAACATTCTCCGATGTGGGTTTATAAAACGATTATTGTTGTCGCCTGCCCACTTCCATCAGAGTTCCTCTCGGCCTGCTCTTACCGTCCGCTGGGTGCTGTAGATATACTACGCGGTGTGCTAGCTTTGTGCAAGCAGCCGTCGGCGAACTGTCTCATAATCGTCGTTGCTCTTGCTCTCAGTTCCGGATGCCGCTGAGTTGTTGTTCATCATCGCAATGGAATCCGGCACCTGGGGCGCAGGCTTCTTCTCCAGAAGAGCTGACGCCATCTTCAGTGAGTCTTCCTTGCTGAAGCCCGCTTGGTTGGCCTTCACAAAGGCGTCCCATGCAGCATCAGACTCATAGACATCCTTTGCGTTCTGCTCAACCCATTGAACAATCTCATCAACCCGAGTCTCTTCTTGCTTCCTATGAATCTCTGCAAGCTTTGTCTCAAGTTCCTGTTTGTCCTTGACTGCACGCTCGAGCTCGGAGCGAACGTCCTTAGTCGGGTCGTCCATACCATAGAGCATGTTTTGAATGCGCTCACGTTCAGCTCGGATCTCCTTCTCTAGGTGATCGCGCTGCTTCGCAACGTCTTGAAACTTCTGCTGGTATCCTCGCTCGTAGTTACCCAGCTTTGACTTCAGTCCTTCCTTGACCAATCCGCGGTGCTGCTCTGGAAGTGCCTTGTACCACTCGGATGACTCCAAAGTTTCCAACTCGCCATTCCAGGACTCCGGAGCAGAAGTGCCCTCAGAGGCCGAAGTGCTCGCTTCTTTGACCTCTGAAGGCGGGTCCGAAGGAGCACTACCACTGTTCCCATCATTCCCATTCTGTTCCGTAGTTGGTGCTTCTTCAGATTGCTGTTGTCCCTGTTGTTCCTGCGTCATAAACGTCTCCTTGGATGGTTGATTCAGAAGCTGCGTCCTGCTTACGCGCCACTTCCATCATAATCATCTGCATGTCACCTGCATTCTGAAACAGGTGATCTGCCAAATCTTGTGGACTCATATCCTTGAGCCAGTCAAAGTCTTTCGCGCATTCGAGAATCATCTTGGCCTTTTCTTCATCAACACCGAGCTTGCTCACAATCGGTGCGATGTCTCCAGCTGGCTCAGATCCCTCAGCGCCCTCAGGTGCATCGACTTTCTGAGAACCAATCTTGGCCTCATAGTCGTTGGCCCGCTTGTCTACCAGAGCACTCAGTGCCTTCAGCTTTTCGGTCATATCATTTTCAGCCACGTCAACTCCTATGAGACAAGTACTTCGACTTTAACATTGCCCGATGGGCTGGTGGTTCCTGCTGTCCCGGCGCCAGTGACGCACCACATCCGCAGCTTCGAGGTAATCGAGATTGTTTCTGGAAACAAGTACGTCAGCTTCGTACCCGCTGGGCAGTGGAAAATGAACGATGGTGCATCCGTTCCAACAGTAACCGCACCCGCTGTGCCTGATCCGTCGCCGTTACTGATCTTCAGATACGCGATGTCTGAGCCGTTCGCTGTGTTGTCGATCTCAATCATGTGAATGGTACACGAACCTGGAATCACGTCACCCGATGGCGTCGCATTTGCAGGCGAGAATGTGATCAGCTTGGTCCCAAGGGATGTACTAATATTCGCAATATCAATCGCCATATCAGACTCCAGTAGTAAAGTAGATGGTTACTGTTCCGCCTGTTGGGGCATCTGTGCCAGCTGTGCCAGCGTTCTTCTCGCACCACACATTCAATGCAGTGCTGAACGCCAAGCCGGATGGTATGTTAATGGTCTTCTTGGTTTGTGCCGGAACCCGAAAGATGCACGTTGGTGCAGTGGTACCAACCGCATCGGTTGTAGAAAACGTACCATCGTGCAGCTTCACATATGTGACCGCGGTGGCGGCGTTATCAACCAGGATGCTGTAAACAGTAACAGCTCCGCCTGTAATGTTGGTCTGTGCTGCAGCTGTTGTGGTCTCAAGCTTCACTGTCCGGTAGGACAGATTTTCTTTCGGGGTCAATGAAACGGCCATAGGAACCTCAGTCTAAAAATACGGTATCACTTGCGAGCAAGCTTCTCCAACTTCTTTGCTTTTATTTCAGCCTTGCGTTCTTTGATATCAGACTCGCAATAACCTTTTGATCTTAGATTGGTAATGTGCCGGTGACGGGCCTCATCGGCGCGAAGGTTGACACCAGACCTGGTATTTGCGCTTACGACCAGCTCTCTGTCAGGATTCTGTGCCCGCTTCTTTGCAACCAGCTTATTGAACTGCTCGCGAGTCTCGATGACTCCTGTAGCAGTCTCAATGGGCGTCCACTCCGGTTTTATTCGCGGCGGGTCCAACCACCCTACTCTGCGCTCAGAAGAGCACACAGGGCAAACTGGAATGCCTTTCGAGCGTCGGTAGAAAACACTGCGTTCAAACTCTTCGCAAGCAGCGCAGTACAAATCGTGGACAATAAACGACATCAGGAGAACTGCGGTGGGGGTTGAGTTTCAGTAACGTCTGGCGTGTACGCTTCCGTTTCCTTCATCGCGTTCGCTTCAATAGACTCTTGCTCTGGCATCAACGGACTCTGCTCTGACATGCCGATGGTCTCGTTTGCAATCTGTTGCTCGGCCATCATATCAGCCTTCGCCTGTTGTTCAGCTTCAACCTCCTCTTTCGGCCGGAGCAGTTTCGTTGGAAGGTTGTTTGTCTCGACCAGGTACTCGTCAATCGCACGCGGATCGAAGTTTGGAGACTCCTTCAGTGCGTTCAACAGCCCGATAAAGAGCTCTGCCTCCACAGCTGGGTTGGATGAGATGGGGTTGTACGCAATCATGTCGAAGTAAACGTCGGCCGACGCAAGGTCTGCCGCAGTAAGGCTGACCCACTCGGAAGATCCTGCAATTTCGACCTGACGGTCAGTTTCCATGAAGTTCGCAGAGAGCCATACGCACTTTTTGGCTACATCCTGCATGGCTTCGGCCAGATTACCCACCCGATTCGACAATCTGGTGCGGAGCTGCGCGTCGATCAGTGCAAGCTCGGTCGCAGTCCGGGCGCCAGTGACCTGACCACGGGCAGCTTCGGCCAGTGCAGACACGAATGACGCAATCTGCTCCTGCTTCCCTAGGAACTCCAGGACCTGCGCGTGCAGCTCGGGTACAGGTGCACTAAAGAAAGCCTCTCGGAGCGCCCCTGGCATGTCTGAGGCCGTGTGAATCGGCACAAACGCGCCCACTGCGGAGCTTACAGCCGCACTGAGGTCTTCTTCGGCTACAATACCCGCGTCATACAGGACCCGTGGGACTGTAAGGTGAACGACTTTGTTCCAGAACGTCAGAATCTCGTTGATGCTTTCCTGTTGGGGCAGAATCAGCTGGACTTCGGACAGTCCTCGCACGTCAATACCGTTGTGATTCAGGCTAAACACCGTGTACGGCACGTACAACAGGTCGTCCTCGAAGACAATCCGGTCCCCGTTTGGCACATAGTGGTAGACCTTGCTCTCTTCTACGTCGTAGATCTCCCACAGTTCCACCCAATCGGTAGCTTCGCGAACTTTCTGGTCGTTCACGTCCGCATCTGGGCCCACCAGCCACTTCGGGTACGTGTCAGCGTGGACATCCCCTGCCTTTTTGTACTTCCCAGCGTCTACTCGCTGGCGGAACTGGTCGATCGACAGAACAGTGCACTCCATCCAGTACCGAATGTCTTCCGAATCGCGGACAGAGAGGTCGAAGAACAGCATCGAAGGGTCCACAGAACGCACAACGGGCATGTCTGACTCTTTCGACCAGGTCGTTTTCAGCACACCACGGTTGCAAAGAACCGCATCTGTCAGTGCCAAGGATGCCCGCTTGCGGAGCTGCGTCTGACGGAAGCACCAATCCAGAAAAGCAGTGATGGATGGAGCCATGTCCTCTGATTTTTTGCTGGTAGCCTTGGCCGATACCCGGGGGTTTGGACCCAGCATCGCCGAAATAGCAGACTCAGCAATCGAGAACACCATGTTTTCAGAGCACAAGTACCGGTTTTCAACCGTACTCGTATTGAAATGCTTCCCACGGTACAGAGCTCGCGCCTTATCAAAGGCCTGCTTCTCATGAGACTCATAATAGTTCTTGTGTGCCTCAATCAGATTCTTCATGTCACGCGGCATTCTTTACCTCTTCGGCGGTGGAATGAACGGAGAAACTAAAGCAGCTTCCTCTTCTCGTCCATAGTTATCCAGGTCTCTGATGCTAACATAGCCCGCTGGGGTAGATTCCCCCTGCGCAGCCAGTGTAATCGGAGTAAACGCACGACGGGACAAAATGTCACCAGCCATGACAACAGTGACGGCACGATCGAAGTGATGTCCTTCGTTTGACTTAGAATCGCGAGCTCTTCCATCGTAGTCCAGCATCTGATGCAGAGTAGCGCGACTGCGAATACGAAGGTCGTCCTCGCGAAGCAACTGAATCGTCCGGGCCTCGGCTTCTTGGAGGCGCTTCCGTGTGTTGTACCAACCCGGGTGAGACTTGTCCGTCCACAACAGCCGCTGTGTCCCATAGCTTCGAAGCGTCGCAATACAGTGCGCAGCGTTCGACTCGACCGCAAGCAGGCAGTTCCCATACCGAGCTTGGACTCTACACAGCCGGTCAGCAAACTTTCCAGGGTCTTCTCTGCCCGACCAGTTCGCAACCTCTTCTCTGGAAATGGCATCCCATACCGTCAGAGCACTCGGGTCACCCTTTGCGCCGTATCCAGCTGGGTCTGCCGTAATCAAGTAGACCCCATTGGGACGGGGCGGTTGGAGCTCGTTGCTCCCCCAGTCCCCCTCTTCAGGATCAGCAACCGCCTCGGTGAGCAGCTGACGAAGAGCATCCTCTGGCATGACTGGGTCTAAAGAACCAAGCCACCCATCATACGGATCAGACGGGTACTTCGACCTGAACAGCCGCGTGTCACCCGCGAACTCCGTGTCCAGACTCCGGCGACGAAACATCAAGTGTCCGTTGGTCATTCCCTCATGCTGCTCCAGGTAGCGCAGCTCTTCGTTGGTTGGAATGAAATCAGCTGGAACAGGTAGCAGACAACTCGAATCTCGCCACCACTCCAAGAACACAGCATGGAACCGACCCTTGCCCTCAAGGGCAGACCTCCACATGCGCTCGTGTTGTGACCCAGCTCTGCCAAACGTAGACTCTAAGACAACCCGCGCATTCGGGCGCTTGTTAATCGACGGAAACAAATGCGCCGCTGCTTCTCTCTGATGCGGCCATTCGCCGTACTCAGTCAGCACCAGGCGGTCAATCGACCGACCAACAGCCGGAGCTCGACCAGCACCCGTCAGTGTCTGAATCCCCCCCCCATGGTCAAACTCAATATGTCGAACACCGCCAGACTTGGAACCCACGCGGAACTTCGACGGTATCCCCCGATACGCAAACTGAAGACGCTCGAACGCCATCTCCGCAGTCTCGTGCTTCTCCGCAACCAAGGCCCCCTTCACCCCCCGAGTGAACATGACTTGGCCCAGGAGCCACATCACCGCCAGTGTCGTCTGCTTTGCCTGCCGGTACTTCCCAATCATTATCCATCGGTGGTTGACCATCGCATCCAAGACCATCCGCTGCGCATACGTCGGGTCCAGGAACCCCACGCCTTCGTCCTCGCGAAGAATCTGGCACACCCTGACAAACCGACGCGGATCTAACAACGCTTGCTGCGCTGCCGTGATTCGGTCCACAGTCAAGAATCACCACCAGAGCTCCCCAGTAGCCGCTTGTAGAACTCCTTCTCTTCAGGCGACATGTCTTCGGATGTGTCCATTTTGCCAAGCAGCGGAATCACACCACGGTGTAGCTTCGCTAGCTCAGCCTCTGCCTTCAATGCCATATCGTCATTCTGCAGAGTAGTGTGACGGGCAACCGTTCGGTGCAAACGCTTGATTTGAATCGACACGCTCAGGCGAACACCGTCAGCATCCATCTCAGAACGCAGGACCCCCTTCACCCCTTCCGCATCGCGAATGACCTTGCGCACTCCGCCTGCATCGTACGAATCATCAATGCGCTGAGCTTCCCGGTTTGACCAACGACCGTCAACTAAAGCATCTTCAATAGCAAGACGATGATCAGGGAACTGTTGCTCCCCGTGTTCTACAAACTTTCCACGAACAGCTGACTCAACTTTCTTGCGCGGGGGCGGCGGAACCCAGCCTTGCTTGAGCTGCGTTACTACCCAATCAACATCTCGGTACACAGTGCGAAGGCTGCAGTTGTAGTCCTCTGCTACTGACTCATAGTACTGGCGCGTCAGCGACGCTGGGTCTTCAATCATTCTCCTGGCAATCATGTTTCGTCTGCCAGACCGCTGCTTTGTGGTCATTGTGCTCATGTTTTCAGTGTAGTCAATGTGACAAGGGTTTTCAACTGGTCCGGTTTTTTTGACTGGGGGGCGAAATATATGGCGAAGCCAATGGTGGGACATAGGGTTGTTGCCAGCTGAAGCTTTGTGGTGCTCCCGACCGGAGTGACCCGGATGTGTTGTACTGAGACAGTAGGATACGAACTGTACCAGTACTGTCTCAGTTCACTGTCACGGGACATGTCGGTCGAATAGAATCCCAGTGAGACAGAAGTGACAGTACTTTGAGCCTATACTCACGTTTGGGGGAAACAACAAAATAGACTATCCGAACAAAAGGAATAACCCTGATCCTCAGTATGCTTTGTAAGAGAGACAAGAGTTCCTAATATATAGATACTTCTACACTACTGTCACTACTGTCTCATTGACCAACAAACCAGCTGACGTATCCCGTGACAGTCCCCGAGACAGTGGTGAGACAGTACTCCACCCTCTGTCTCACGGATGGCCTGCCGTCCGCCATGTCTGAACCTGCCATCTACGCCACCCACTGCAAGCGACCCACTCGACCCACTCGCTTCGCTCGCTGGGGCACTCGCTGGGGACCGCTTTCCGTGCGTGTCTCCGATGGCTTTAACGGTTCATGGCTACCGACAGTCCCTCCTGGACTCAGGTAGCTCCACTTTTTCACCAAGCTCACTGAGCTTACCGCCAAAGGAGGCACCCACATGTTGCAAGCCATCACCACCAAATACCTCGGCCCGACCGACCATCGCGGGTCACGAATCAAAGCACGCTGCGCGGCCGGCTCGGTCACTGTCCCGTGGGACTACGCACTCAACGCTGACGCTAACCACGTAGCGGCGGCGCGTGCGCTCTGCGTCAAACTGCAATGGCCGCACGAGTTCGACTCGGGCATGGACCACAACCAAAACGGAGTGCACGTCCTGCGCCCCCGTCGGGACATCCGCGTGGACCTGACGGACAGCGAAGCCGAAGACCTCTACGAAGTACTAGACGCGAATAAATACACGGCCAATCTTTTAGGGAAGCCGGAATGCGGCGTATCGCAGCGCGTGATGGACCTAATCGACGGTGCCTCTACCGAGCGCATCATCCGCCGGAAGGAATGCGGGGAGCAATCATGACCCCTGGAAAACTGACCATGTTCAAAGAGTACAAGCGTGTACTCACAAACACGCCCGGGCTTCGGCCCACCTTCTCTCTCAAGTCAACGCCTGACGGGTACCTACTCATTCGAGCCAATACCGACAACCCTGACGTTCCATTCATCCAGCGCATCAGCGCAGCGGGCGTTCAAACCCTACTCGACAACTCGGAGCCCGCATGAACTATGGCTACTACTGGAAACGACCAACACAACACCAACACAAGAAGACCATGACAACCAAACGACCAACACACCACAACGGGTTCCGCATTCTGTACGCCGACAATCAGACGGCGCAGCACCTCGGCAACGGGGAACGCTGCGAACACCACGAGCAATGCGGAGCGATGGCGACGCTCGAGAACAACAACGGGATCTACCTGTGCCAAGACCACGCGGAGGAGTACCGGCCGTGCGATTGCTGCGGCGTCCATGTCCGCGCGGGTGAGCAGTTGGGACGCGGATGGGATTGGCTCTGTGAGAACTGCTTCGATCCGCAGGCTGCGAAAGAGGAAGACGGGCCCAGCGCAATGCTGATGCACGACTTTCTCAACGCCCCACTGAAGGGAGGTGAGTGATGCGCGTGCTTGTCGCATGCGAGTACAGCGGGCGCGTGCGTGATGCCTTCATTGCGAAGGGTCACGACGCTATGTCCTGCGACCTACTGCCGACCGACACCCCGGGTCCGCACTACCAAGGTTCAGTCCTCGACATCATCGACGATGGATGGGACCTGATGATTGCACACCCACCGTGCACGTACATCAGCAAAGCAGGAGTCCGATGGCTCCACAGCGACCCGGAACGCTGGGCTCAGTTGGATGAGGCATGCGACTTTTTTAACCGGCTGCTTGACTGCGATATCCCTCGCGTCTGCATCGAGAACCCCATCCCGCACAGGTACGCAGTCGAGCGCTTGCACGGCCGTAAGTACACCCAAATCATACACCCATGGCAGCACGGGCACGGTGCCACCAAAGCCACGTGCCTATGGCTGCGCAACCTCTGGCCATTGCAGCCCACGGACATCGTTCCCGGTCGCGACCAATGGCTGCTTAAGCTGCCGCCGAGTGAGGACCGCTGGAAGATTCGGAGCACCACATTCCAAGGCATCGCCAACGCAATGGCTCAGCAATGGGGCTGAGCTCTTGACTACATAGTCACACTGACTACAATCAACAGAAGGAGAGACACGTGAAACAACACACCAACAATGAAACCGAGCCTAAACCGCACCCTTCAAGTGCGGCAGTAAATATGGTCCTAGCCCTAGAGTACCAACAGCGGACGGGACGACTGCCATCTTGGGCAGTTGACCCCGAGCAAGTGGATGAGGCGAGTGATGAGGCGAGTGATGATGCGGCTTGGGCCGACATCGTATTGCCGGCTGCTTTGTGCATTACGTACCTGTTCATTTTTCAAACCCTAATCCTACCGTAGGAGAACCCATGTCACTGACACTACTACCAACCGAAGACGATCAATCATTCCTCCATGCGTACGAGTTCGAACCGGGCAACGGCACACGCTACCACATCAACATCGGCAGAGACTCGACCGGGAAGTACCTCCTGGCATGGTTACACCGTGGCGGATCGGGCGGCGCATGCTTCAGCTGGGACGGGTCATACGTTCACAGCTCGTACCTCAAAGAGAAGCTCGGCAACGTTTTGATGGGAGATGTCTATGCACTGTGCGCATTGCTCACCCACTTTAACTTCCCGGCTCAGCTCACTAACGTCATGGAATCTCGCAAGCCATACCTACTCAACCCATTGACATAAACGGAGCACTACCATGCAGAACGTCAAGACCGACCGGTACCTGATACGCATCGGGACATGGAAACAACATCAAGAGGTGCGCGTCGTTGGACGTGCCGCCGCAAATCTGGTGGCGCGTGCGCTTTGGACTATCAACCAAGGTGCCGTGTCCATCATCAACATAGACGGATACCCCAAACTCATAGACGTACGAGGACCAAAACGATGGGCGCCCCGAGATACAAACTCTATCATGCGACTGACGGATACGTCGGCTCCGCCAAGACTCTCTTCTTTGCAACCAAATGGATCGTCACACTCCCCAAGGGAAGCTCGATCCGCACGGGGCACAGAAAGCAGGACACCATCTTCGTCACACAAGGGGACGAAGTCGGAGCCAACGTGCGCGGAATAGCCAAAGCACTGGAGGCAATCAATGAAGGTTGAATATGACGAAGTTATAGAAGCGGTAGGAAAACTACTGCGCAAAGGTATATCAATGGATGATTCCATCGAGATAGTAGACCTTCTATTTGGGGATATTAAAACAATAGTCCACTTCTCTGATGGACGGTTTCAACGCGACGTATTGAATAAAGTCGGTCGCGTGCCAACCCCACGATACAAGAATATCATCCGACGGCATGATTAGAAGATATCCTCAGTGGGTACGCACACCACGCTGACCCTGACCTGGCGACCGCTCTCATCGATGCGCACCCGACGGCTATGTTCAATGAAGCCCGGGTGCGCATCAAAGTATCTGCGTATATCGGCAGCTCTCTCAACCCGTGCGCCCAGCTGGCGGGATGCAATGTGCCGCACTGCGCCGGGAATGAGACCAAGGTACAGCTGTTCTCCCCCGTTCTCGTACCAGACTGCGCCGAGCTCACACGGTAGCGCAACCTTCTTGTCCCTATCGATGACACCATGCGAACCACGGTCACGATTCGGACCGAACCGATCTGCAAGCCATCCCTTCAGAGACTTCTCACGGGTAGCACCACGTCCATCATCGTCCTCTTCCGTCCATCGCAATGGCGCCGACATCAAGAGGTCGAGGAACTCCATCTCTTGAACCTCACCCGCTGTCTCGGTACCGGGTAGACCAATGCGCCAACCCTTGACCAATGCCTCAGCTCGTGCTGTCCACTCGCCGCCTGCCCACAAACACACGGCGACAGCCGGCACAAGGTTACGCGCATACCGTGGCTCCACACCTTCGGTATCACACAAGCCCACTGCAGCATCGTATGCATCTCTGAACCGGTCGATGTCCGCAATGATTGCCCACTGTACTACCTGTCTCCACTCGTCAATGCACGCATCAGCTACGGGTCCCGGATCAACATGTCCTGCACGGCGCTCCAGTCTCACCTCCAAGAATCGGTTCCGGTCTTGGTCATGAGTGGGGTCATGGATTCCTGCATGAATGAGTGGGTTGCGCAGGATGTAGTCTACGTATCCCTGAGCGGATAGATTCCCACGGGTGAATCGCCCCGAGCGAAGAGCTCCCATCACCTCATCTCGCGAACGGAACCCGGCACGTGTGCCTTCTACATCGTCGAGTATGACTGCGGACCCTGACCTATCCAACGCACGGGCCAGTGCGTACGCAGTGCTCTGTCCTGCATGGTGCACCCAACCCGTCATGCCTTCAAGCATCCTGCAGAGCTTTGTCTTACCGCTCCTGGTCGGCGCACGAATAGCCAGCCATGGTGGGTCAAGCCTCATCTCACTCAGCACAGGCAGCGACATCATGAACGCAGATAAATACGGGACACACCACTCCTGATTCTCAAACGACCAGCCCGATACTGCAGTGAACACAGCTGTCAACGCCTCACGAGCTTGATCTCTGTCAACTGAGATGGGCCTGCTATGAATCACACCACGCGATGCCGCCAACCTGGAGCCCACAACAGGCGGAACAACACGCTCCCATGTCCCATTGTCCTCACGGTATGTGCCTGAGCTCGTCACCACATGTGTGCCCGAGTCCGTAATGTGCAAGCCATCCCCTGCGGTAGCATCCTCCAGAGTATTGCAGCACAGCATACCCAGCACGGGCTGCAGACTGCGGACTGCCTCCTGGTCAGACACAAACTCTTCACCCTTTCGACTGACCTTCAGACCATAGTGATCACGCATCGGCGCCCACTCATTACCCAGTAGAGCTGCCAATCGTACGACTTTCGAAGCGTCAGCCAGTGTCAACTCTGCCAAATCGTTCGAGCTTATTCTGTAAAAAAGCAGCTTTGTACCTCGCATACCGACTGGCACAACATTTGACACAAGCCTGCGCCATGTCACCCAAGCCTCCGCAACCTCTCCACACCCTGGAGGTAGCACCAGTGAGGACCAGCCCCGAGACTGTATCTCAACAGCTACCTGGGCACGCTTGTCACGTGGACATGCCATCAACACACGCCTCAACACCCAGCGATCTGCACTGTTACCAGACCAGCTGGTGCTGGGTTCACTTCGGAGCTGCCATACAACAGACCATGCATTCGCCCCATCGTTCCGCTGGTGTCCGTGCCCCTCTGACATACACGTCAACCGAACCCGGTCAGACTCCATCACCAGGAAAGCAGAGCCCATCGATGAGCCTTCCTTTATTGGACACGCACACTTCAGCTTATCCCCCGGCTCAGCTGTCTCAGCAAAGTCCGCAAGCCGGACCTCCTTGGTCTTCCCTCCGGGTGCCAGCGTACGAATCACCATGTCCTCGTCATCAACCAGCTGCCTGCGCTCTGCTACCGCCGACACTTGTGAGCCAACCAACGCATCGGTATCCTTCAGAGACTTCAGCACCACATCAGGGTCCACCATGTCCGGCGCATCGTCCTCCCACTGGAAACTGTAGTCCCGAACAACGGGCAGAAGGTACGAACGCACTGCATCCTTAGTCGATAAGTCCGCTCCAGCACCCAGTGCCTGCGTTCCCCAGTGCCACAAGGACCGATACTCTTCCGGCGACACATCACGCGTCAGAGGCAGCACCAAGCGCATTCTAGGGGTACTCGGGCTATGCGACCAGGACGAGTAGATAATCCTGCAGTAGTTACTGAACTTCTCGTCGAGCTCTTCGGGTGCCCATGACCCGTCGACATCGAGCACCAACATACTCATGTACTCTACGTTGCTATTCTTCCGCTTGTTCCCCTTCAGTTTCCCAGGAATAAACAACGGACAGCGAAACTTAGATGGTGCCTGAACGGGCGTCGTCATCAACGCACACATGCGGTCAATCGTCAGCGAGCGAAGTGTACCAACTGTAGGCCACGCTACGTCGGTAGCCTTTGAACCATCACGTTGAGTCCCGTCCTCTCGTCGCCCGCTCTTCAGCTCTGGCGCTGCAAACAAAGTGATGTCAAAGCTTCTCACAGTCGGGCTCCCTCCATTCGTAGATCTTCAATTCAATACGTGGCTTCCCTTCCTTAGAGCATCGCCACTGATTCACCGTGACACTGCAAACCTGCGCGTCATCGTGCCATATTGGTGCCTTCGAAATACCATCCATCGTACTTTTCAGGACATTGTCTATGTCTGGTTTGACGTTCATCATCAGTGGACCAGGAGGATCTTTCAACCGCATCAACCGCTGAGGCCTGGGATGGAAGATGTCGAGCTCCAAACGAACCGGACCCTCCGGGATCACAGGCTTACTCCTTCGTGGAATCTCTGCCCAGAGCGAACCACCAATCAGATTCTCGTACTTCTTCACATTCTCAGGTGTGTACATGCGAATCATTTTTCCAGCACGGAAAGCCCGAGGTCTGCCCTTTGCTACGGGCTTACCTATAACAACGTCGTCCAATACTAGGTGCCACATCAGCCGCGCTTCCGCGCTTGAGCTGCGCCCTTCATGGCTGCAATAATCTTATCCGTTGGCGTGGGGTTCCGACCAGCTGCAACCTTGTCGATGATGGCAGACACAATGCTGCCAACACTTTGATCACAAGCCTCCGCTTGGTCAGCGATAGCCTGCGCAGCCTCATCAGAGAGGTATGCCTGCACCTTCCACCGCTTCCCAATGCGAGTCAACCCAGGTGTGTTGTCAGGGTCAGCCATTAGAACAACTCCATCACTTCTTGGTCAGTCATGTTGTCACTTGGATGAAGAGACTTCGGCTTCTTTTTCTCATCAGCTGGCCACGCAATCCACCCACAACCTTCCGCATCAGCACACTTAAACACTGGAGCTCTCGGGTTCCTGCGGTTCTCGCGGTTATCCCACACTCGACCACCACAATCGGGGCATGAATCAAACACGGTCTCACCGTCCCACTTCCCGTATGCCTTGGTTGACTTCTTGTACTCTCGCTTGACTGGTGGTGGCGCAGCGTCCGCACCCTCGGGCGGCATCTCTTCCAAGCTCGTCATGCCCAAGCCCAGGTACAGGCGACACGCCCGGTTCACGGCCCGGGTAGCAGCAAGGCGAAGTGTAGCTGTGCGCAGACGAGTGTTCTCGGGAGAAGCATCGCCAACCTCAGTGAACGTACCACGTGGGCCCGTCACTGTTGCCGTTGTCACAGCCTCTCCGCCTACACCTGCGTACGATACGATGTCTACACTGATGTCCACTGGGCCATGCTCATGCGCCAGCTTCAGTAGCCCCGTGTGCAAGATGTATCGCTTCCCATGTAGGTCCTGGAAGTGAGCCTCGCTCAGAGTTTCGGGGTCAATGATCTCAAGTTTCTTAGTGGGGCTCATAAAATCTCCAAATGTTTTGATGAGGTCTGGACACCGTATGATACATTGACTATGTAGTCAAGACACAAATAGGAGGATACTTTGAATCTACGAACACCGCCCGAGCACGCGCCCGTTATCCACAAGAACTCATTGAGATGGACCGTATTGCTGTACGTAACCACCGACCCTCTTCATTCGTGGACGCCGAATCAAATGGTCGCAGAGATGGAGCCGATGGGGCACAACAGACGCTCTGTTACCTCTGCTATCCAAGGCCTGAAGGGTCGTGGTTTGATTGACATCGTAAAGTGGAAGGGATTCCCACGCTTAGTGCCGACGCAAGCAGGCATCAAAGCCATGAAGCACAGCATGCCACCGAAGGCGGTGAACTAATGTCAGACGAAGCACCGACAAGCCGATCCGCAGAAAGGAAAGAGTGGGAAGACGACAGACGAAAGCACGATCTTGATCCGTGGAAGTATTGGAACGACCTGGGAAGGAAGTACCCGCCGCTCCCACCACCCAAACAACCCAAGAAAGCATGAGGCAGCTGTCGCTTCTAAGCGTGGAGCCACCCAGCAAACCGGACCACATAGACCTGCGCCTGAGCTCGGCAGATGATTTGCTCAATGAAGTACGTGATGCTCGACTGGTATTCTGTGACCCACCGTGGACGTACAGCAACAGTGGAGACAAGACAAGAAGCGCAGCAAGCCACTATTCATGCCTGACAATGGCGGACATAGTTGGCCACGTACGGAAGGCCTACAGCTGTGCAGCTCCAGACGCATACCTAATACTGTGGGCAACCTTCCCGCTACTGGCTGACTGGATGGCAGTGGCTACTCCAGAGAACATACAGTGGGAGTACCTGACTGGTGGAGCATGGTCCAAGACGGGTGCCCCAGGTAGCGGCTTTCATTGGAGAGGAAACGCGGAGCCCATACTGGTGTACAGAAAGGGAAAGCCAAAGCCAACAACTACTAAACTACTTCGTTCCACTCACGTCACAGAGCAGCACAGAGGCAGAGGCAGCAAGAGTGGAGAAGCACTAGAGCACAGCGAGAAACCGATCAGCTACCAAGCAAACATGATTGAAGTGTGGAGCTCACCAGGAGACACGGTCTTGGACATATACGCAGGGCTATGCACAGTCGGCCGTGCTGTTAAACGAGTAGGCCAAGGAAGAAGGTACGTTGGCGCAGAGATAGACCCGAAGCGGTACCGAAGAGCTCTCGACAAACTGGCACTGGACGTAGATGAATGAGACTACCGGGCGCAATCCGCCCCAGTAGCTTGGCATATAGCGGCCTGGTTGGCCATTGACTTAGCTTGCTGCTCTGCCAGCTTACCCATAATCTCTTCCAGTCTCTCCAAGCGCTCAGTGTTCTGCTTCACGATCACCTTGGTCGACTCTTCGCCCGCTTGCTTGACCTCTATGTCTCGCACCCGATCCGCAAGCTCGTCTGCATCTTGCGCCGTAGCTGTAACCGTAGCCAAAGACATGCCCACTGCAATCAGCGCTGAAGCAATCGGCACCACTGTGTCTTTCAGTTCCATCACGACCCTCTACCTACATCATAAGCATATCCGAGCCCAAAAGCCACCACGGATACAGTCAACAAAGTCTCAGCTCTACCAATCCAACGCTGAGTCACAGCCTTTTCGTACCACGGTAATGGCTCAGACAGCGTGACATACTGGTCACGATACCAGTCACGTTCATTCTCTAATAGCCTGATATCCAGCATATGAAGCCGCTCTTGGGCCCGTTGATATTCCTCCAGCTGGAGCAGGTACGCCAACTGACTGACGGGCACAACGACACCCGTGCACGCAGCCGTACCATCCGGCTTGGCTAAGGACTGGGGAAGTTCCTCGCCGTACCGGATGGGGATGTTCTCGGAGCATTCGTCAGGTACAGGAAAGGAAACCTGCGGAGCGCTCAATGTTTGAGACCATCCAGGCTGCAAGAGTGACAAAAGCAATAGCGGGGACATTACTTTCGCAACCTGGCTAACCGGTTCGCAGCGTCAGCCACGGCTCCAGCTGGGTCGGCACCAGTCAGGCCAACGCTGATTGCATCCAGGTTCTCTTGTGCAGACTTTTCTATCTCTTCCCTAACCTCTTCCACCATTACAGGTGTAGGCGGCGCTGCAGGCCCCTTCACGGGCTCGCTACGCTTACGCATAAACATTGCCACCGCTGCTAATACAGCCGCGACAAGTATTGACACGATGCCGAGGTTCTCAACCACGTCTAAACGCAGCCGCCATCTTAGGAGCTGCTTCACCAGCGATAAACGCGATGCACACCATGACCCAAGAATCAGAATCCAGTTTGCCCACGTACAGCAAACCAGACGCAGCAACAAACGCCATCAATCGGCGATAGCTGATCCGCTCATGTGAGTGAAACAATCCGTTCAAAACTTTGGTAGCCATATCAACACTCCAGCTTAGCAAACACATCAGACCTTAGAATCGACGGGTCAAAACCAGGGCACAACGTGGGTTTCATTTCTTTGTGGCCAACCACACCAGCATCAGGAAACTGACGCAGCAAGTCAGCACACAACGTAACCAGCGTAGCCCATTGTTCTTCGGTTGGCTCGTCGTCACCTTCAAACGAACCGACAACACATACGCCTATGCTCTTCGCATTGAACCCCTTGCAGTGGGCACCAACCACATCGATGCTGCGCCCCAAGCGTAAAGTAGCGTCGCTCTCGATTACGTAGTGGTACCCGCAATGGGTGCCGGAATGCTCTGCAAAGCCTCGCTCCTGGTGAGATTCACTAATACGCTCCAGCGTCCAGTCAGGCGGGCTAGCAGTATGGTGGACAATGACGTGCTCGATGTTCCGCACTTGAGCTCCTTAAAGTGGTAGCACCACGTCACATGTGATCGCGTTCAGATCCCGCTGGCTGCTTGAGATAGTCAAGTCGTTGACAATCCGCGACCACGATTCTCCGTTGTCTGTGCTCTCCAATACGTCGCCGCCTTTCATCGACATCAACCACGTTGTCCCATCGGTTGCAATGTCTTGGCAAACGTCGCCGCTCATCGAGCCGGGTGAAGACGCAAGATCAACGAATCCACCGTTGCTGATGGTCTTGCCGTTGACATCTACGTACGTCAGTTGATTGTCTCCCGTGTCAAGAAAGCAGACGCGCCCGCTGGCTGCAGCCATACGAACAAAGTCCGATGACGTGTCGCCGCCTGAGTTGGCCATGCTTGAACCGCTGATGTCATTCACCGTGTACTCATCCGACCAGTCCGTTGTGTCTGAATCGGCGCATGAGCGTAACCGTGGAGCGCTGCCCCTACTGTATGCGATGACCCATGTAGAGTTTGTGTAGCAGATCCCTTGCACGGTCACTGGTGTGTCTGTTCCCCATGGTGTGGATATGGCAAACGATGCCGCGTCATTGGTCGACACGTACAGATTGCCATCCTGGGCCATCATCCACTTTCCACTTCCATTAGATGCAATGCCCTTGAAGTGTGGTGTGGTCGAGTGTCCGCTGAGACCCGTGAGATCAATCTCTGACCAGTTCGCCCCGCCGTCCGTGCTTCTGAAGCATGATGCATCGTCACCAACAGCGACCCATGTCCCCGCTGCTGTACCGTCAGACCGTGCCCCCCACATGATGTCGAACTGTTTGTGGTCAATGTTCACGTCCGTCCATACCGCATCAGTGGTGACATCCGATCCCGATACCTGTATCTCCCGTGCGCTTGCGTCACGTGTGCAGATGTAGATGTCAGCTCCGCTGTTGTTCTTTCCGAACGCTATAGACAGGCCTTTCGGAGTGGAACTGTCTGTCCCGTCGTAGCTGCTCCACGATGTACGGTCGGAGTTTGCGCACGTCGCGACGTATCCGGCACCCGTGACAACGACCCATCGAGAAGCCCCTGTTGCTGCTGCAGGTACACCAACGCCATTGATCGCCTGGATGTTTGCTTTAGACACCCCATTGACGGCCTCAATGCTACCAGTTGCCACATCGTTTAGCTTCTCAATGTCGGGCATCAGGCGACCTCAATCACGTCGTTGCTGGGGTTGAAGAAGACCATGTCTGCAGTGACAGCCCAACCGATAACTTGAACGAAGTCACCGTCTGAATCAGGAGCAGTCTGCTCGGGCACGTTCTGAGAAGAGGTCTCGGCCTCGGGTGTGTAGAGGGTTCCACCAATCGTGTAGGAGGGGAAGCTCCCGTTGTCCCGAAGGAACCCCTGAAGAAGGAACTTACCTGCAGCATCTGCAGAGATGTCCTCTGCTGCCATAGCCACACA